ATGAGGCTCACGGGGATTTCAATGCACCACCGCTCAATCGGTGCATCCATGAGCAGGCGAACAAAGGCCAAGGCTCGATCCACCCGCCCATCGGCGTACTTCTGCCCGAACCAGCGGCCGCCACTAATGGCAAGGTCCGTGCATGGCGGATGCGCCACCATCAGATCAAAGCCATCAGTCAGCAGATCCTGCACCGGCCCCCGGTAGTGAGGGCCGGGCACTTCGGTGGGCAGCAGGTCGCAGCTGATGGCATCGTGGCCACGGCGGCGGAACGCATCACGCACCCTGCCGCTGTATTCACAGGCCACTAGAACGCGCACGCAAAGGCGGATCAGATCCCGCCAGGGTAAGCAATTCGTCTACGCAGGCTGAGAGGCGGGGCCCGCCGGTTGCTGATGGCGTGAACGGTTGAGGCCCTGCCCCAGGGGAACGCCCAGGGGCTCACCGCCGGGGCCTCGGGCGGCGGACTCTTGGATCGATCAAAGAAACGACAGGGCCAGCCTAGAAAAATCCCCCGGGCTACTACCACCGAGGGATGGCGTCTCATCGCTCACTCCATGCGGAGCACTCTCACGCTACGCAGGCTGAGAACTCCGCACCAGTGCCCGGGCCGCGGCCATCCGCTGCCGGTTCACCTCACGCCCGGCTGGGGACCGCTTCCAGCAGTGCGAGCACAGGGGAGCAGTGCGCCGCGACCGCACCAGTCGGGCGCAGCCTGAGCACGGCTGGGGGGCGTCGGGATCGGGCAGCCCCCGCAGGCGGGCCCGGTAGCGGCGCGTGCGCGCGGTGCTCGAGTCGGCGGTCATGGGGTGCTGTGCGTGGGTGGGCTGCAGGCGGGCCTGTGACGGGCCCTGTCCAGGGTGACGGTCTAGGACACGGGGCGCCGTGGCTCGGCCCCGTGCTGGGGCACGCAGGCGCCGTTCAGGCGTCCTGCTCCAGGGCGGCCAGCTGGCGGTCCAGCGCGCGCTGCTGGCGCTCGATCCGGTCCAGCTCGACGGCGTGGTGCTGGGCCACCAGCTGCAGGTCAGCCAGCCGCATGGCCGTGGTGCCGGTGCTGCGCAGCAGCACGTCCACGCGCGCGTCCTGCTCGACGCCCGCTGCCAGCAGCGCGTCGATCTCCGCCTCCAGGGCGGCCAGGTCGGTGGTGGTGGTGTCAGGCATGGCGCCCTCCGGGTGGCGGTCTGTGGCGGGCGTCAGACGACGCCCTCGGTGGCCATGGCGTTGGCCATGGCGAGCAGCACGCCGTGGGCGCGGCTCAGGTCCCGCTGGACGTGCAGCGGGAGGTGCATCCACACGTCGGTGGACTGCAGCGCCTCCAGGGCGCGGATGCCGTCACAGGCGGCCTCGTCGGCGGCCTCGCGGTCATCGGTCCTCCAGTCGTCCATGGGTGGGTGGTGCGTGGGGCTCCTCCACTGTGCACCACATCGTCACCAGATGGACGGGGCGGGCTGCTGGTACTGCTGTACTCAGATTGACCAGACCCGTTGCGGCGCAGTCGTTCTGGCCCCGCAGTGCCAGTGACAAAGTGGCACACATAAGAACGAACTGGCACACTCCACGCACACGGGTCGGGTCTCAACTGGCACATGCTGGCCCGGATTCGGTATCGGCTCGGCACAGAATAGATTCCACAGGTACAGGCGCACTACAGCTCAAATACATTGCGCAGCAAGGGATCTGCTCAAAACAGTACGGGCATACTTGTGGAGAACCGTCAGAGAATCAGCGATTCTCAACAGCTAACCCGCCGCGCTGCAACGGGTCTGGGTGATAAGTGATACGGCTGAACCAATCAAGCGCCCCTCACCACAACCTGGGCCAGCTGATCGCCCACCAGGGCCGCCGCGGTCGCGGCCGGCGCACCAGCTCCAGCTCACACTCCAGCGCCATCACCCGGGCCGCGGCCTGCTGGATGATCGATCCCTGCAGCGCGTTCTGACGCAGCAAGCTGGCGGCCAAGGCGGCCACCGCGTGGGGCTCGCTGGTGGCGGCGTCCTCCAGGTTCAGCTCAGCCCGGCGCAGCTCGAAGTCCTGCGTGGGCGTCAGCGATGGCACCATCCATTCACCCCAGCCCATGGCGACCGCAGCAGGATCCCGCCAGTCTGTGTCTGCTGAGGCTGAGGCGCCCGTTCGTGATGGACGCTCCCACCATTCAGGTCGTGATCGTTGACGGGCGGCCCATGTTCGAGGTCTGCGGCCTGGGCCTCGTCAGCCGGCACCAGCAGCTGGAGCAGGCCCAGCTGCGTTGGCACTGCCTCGCCACCGCTGCGGGGTACGACGGGCCGGCGCCGGTGCTGGGGCGTCAGGCGTAGTCCCACCGCACCCGCGGCGCGCCCTGGCGCTTGCCGATGTGGATGAAATTCGGCGCCCCGTAGCCGAGCGAATAGGGCCAGGCCCGCTCGGCCCATTGCTGCAGCTCCAGCACCGGCACGCCCTCCAGATAGAAGTCGATCGCCCCGATCCCAGGCGCGTTGTAGAGATGTTCAGTGCCATGTCGCACTGGTATTGGTGCTGGAACCGGCGGGACTCCTCGCCCAGCGTCAGCTCCCCGTAGGTGATGTGGGGCGTGACCCGGAAGCTGAACGGCGCGCCCGGGGTGAACTTCGGGGCGGCCCCGCCGGTGAACAGCGCCACCTCGGCCTGACGGCGGCGCGTCAACCCGGCCAGGGGCTTGCCGTCCGCCTTGTCCCAGCGAGGCAGCTCCTCACGCACCACGGTGGCGGGATCCTCGCCGGCGAGCAGGCGCCTGCGGAGGGTGGACTCCTCCACCGCCCCCAGGCCCACATTGAAGGCCCACGACACCAGCGCCGCCTGCTGCTCGGGGCGCCACTTCTTCGCCAGCGGCAGCAGCGCGAACACGCCAGGGCCGAACAGCTCCAGCAGCTCGCGGCGCAGCAGGCCCTCGGCCTCCACCGTGGTGAGCGTGTCGCCCTCGCGGACCGGCTCGCCGTTCAGCCTGGTGCTGCCGTAGCCGATTGTCCACACACCCACCGGGTCGCGGTAGGCCGTGAGCGACAGGCCCTCGAACGACTGGATCAGCTTGGTGGCCGGTGCCAGCCAGGCATCATCCGCCTGCAGGCCCGACTGGCTCCAGACGCTGAACCACGGCCGGTCGCGGTGCATGGCGGCCTCGTAGCCGTTGCGCTGCAGATCGTCCTCGAGCTCAATAATCGCCGCGGCCTGGTGGGGCAGGTTGCGCCAGTAGCGGAACAGCTGGCCCAGAGTGATGGGGGCGTGATTGGTCATCGCTTGCTCAGCGGCACCGCAGCCGCCACCACGTCGAACAGTGCGCCGATCACCTGAATGTCAGACGCGGTGGGTTGGATGCCGGTGGCGCGCTTCACCGCCTGAACGATCAGGCCCTCCACCACGACCGGCGGCGCACCGGCCGCCAGGGACTCGGGGATAGTGGCGTCGGTTTCGGCGAAGATCGCGGCCAGCTGGCGCCGCAGCTGCGGGCGCAACGTGCGGACCAGCAGGGCCCGCGCGATGCGAATCGCCAGGGGCTGGAATCGTTGGAGCTTCATGGGTTGTTCCTCGGGGATTGAACGGCCAGGCCCAGCGCCGTGGTGGCGGCACCGCTCCACGCCTGCAGGGCGTCGCCTTTCGACTGCCGGCAGCCCTGGCCACCACCACCGGCCAGGCACAGGCCCCAGTCGGCGGTGGCGACCGCTGCGCTGCCGAGCAGGGCCAGGCCGGCGAACACCAGCACCCCACCCAGCAGTCGGGCCGGTGTCATCGCCGCGGCCCTTGCGTCTGCTGTTGATGCGGCTGCTCCAGCGCCTGCAGCGACTGGCGGGCGATTGGCACCACGATGGGCGAAAGGAAGGTGGCCGCCAGCAGCACCCCAGCCCAGCGCGACATCGCCGCTTCAATGGAGCGGATGCGGTTGTCGATAGCGTTCACCTCCTCACGCGTGGCGCTGTGCTGCTCCAGCGCACGGATTAGGGCGAAGGCTGCCGAGATGTCCTCTCGCTTTTGGGCCATGAGGGCAGTCAGGGCGGCAACGTTGCCCTTCAACTCCCCGATCCGCTCCAGGATCTCTCCGTGGGTTGGCTCAGTGGGAGGCATCGCCCAGTCGTTGGCGGATGCACTCAGTCTACGAACGCGCAGGGGCGCGTCAAAGGTCGAGCAGGGAGCCCAGCTCTGGCCCCACGCACTCGAGGGGCACTGTCACGTCGTAGAACCCGCCGGGCTTGCCGGCCTCCTCTGGCGGGGCGCTGTATTTCCAGCGGTAGGTGGCGGGCACCAGATCCTCGGGATCGTCGAAGCCCTGCCAGATCACGTCAGGCAGCAGGAATGAGAGGTAGCCGCCCTCTTGCTCCACGTAGTGATCGCGGATCAGCTGGAGCTCTGCATCCGGCAGGTCGGCATAAAACAGCTCTAGCGCGTGGCCGATGGGCGTGCTGCTGTGCGTGAACCGCACCGCGCTGCCGGCGAAGGCCTGGGCCTGCGACATGGAGAACACCCCCATGGCGTAGGTGCGGCCGGTGGGCTCGATCGCGGGGAAAGCAGCAGTCACCGGCTCAGTTCTGGTAGGTCAGGATCGTGTCGGCCACCACAAAGGTGGAGGCGGTCAGCGTCACGTCAGCGCCGAAGTCGTTCACGCCCACCAGCTCATCGGCTGAGCTGGCACCGCCGCGGCTCTTGTAATAGATCGCCTTTCGCGCCGTGCCGGTAAAGCCTGTCCAGTTGACCGACTGGAAGGTCACCGTCACACGGTCGGTTGCTGTGTCCTTGGCGACCGCCACGGTGCAGGCCTTCCCGCCTGTGGTGTAGCCAGTGGCTGTGATCTCGTTCGTGATGTCGCTGCGCTTCGTGTGCGTGTCCTTGTTTTCGGTATAGCTGGAGGTCACCAGCATCACGTAAAAGGTATCCGTGTCGAAGTCGATCGCGCCACGGCCGGCAGCCAGAGGGTTGTACTGGCGTTGGCGTCAGACGCAGCGCCGGGGGTCCAGGTGACGCCCACCGCCCAGACGGCGCTGACGGTCGGCTCAACACCAGGCGTCCAGCTGGTGGTGACGCTCCACGCCGCGCCGGGCGCCTCGGCATAGGCCGCGCCTGGCGTCCAGCCGATTGCCACCACCGGCCAAAGCAGTGGGGCGGATGCCTTGCCAGGGGCCCATGTCATGCGCACCCGCCAGCGCGCGCCACCTGCAATGGTGGTCTCCGGGGGCACGCACTCGAGCGCCACCTCGACGTTGTGGCGGTTCAGAGGCGTGCTGCTGTCGATCGCCACGTCGACCACCCGCGGCGGCTCGGCGTAGCGCCAGGCGTAGCCGGCCAGGTCGACCGTGCTGGTGTCGGCCACGTCGAGCAGCAGGTCGGCCGGAATCTCAAACGGCAGGAACCCGCCCAGCTGGTCGGCGTAGTGCTGCTGGATGTCGAGCTTCTCGGCCCGTGTCAGCAGGCCGAACGTCAGCCGCAGCTGGCCGCCCACCACGGCGTTGGAATGGCGCACCCGCGCTTGGCGTCCGTTGTAGACGCTATGGGGCGTGTGAGGGTAGATCCCTGGGGTGAAGGTGCGGCCGACCGGGACCAGGGAGGGGAACACTGCCATGGGTCACTCCGTCCGGGTTGCCGACTGTATGGTGATTTGCTCCGGCGAATAGTCCGAATCAAGAGAGAACTCGGAACTGTCCCACGTTCTGATTGACAGCGGGAATCCTGTATCACCGTTGCGGCGATAGCTGGCGCCGATTGTCGCACCGTTGCCAATCCGTGTGACCACAAAAACATCAGCCCTGTATAGCGACGTATCACCGCTTCCCCCGCCAGACGCTGCGCCCGCATACATGTCGGTTAGGTCTGATGTACCGATAACGTTCGTGACGGTAACAGTACGGGCTGTGCTGTCAGCTGGCCCGCTCCCCTCGATGGTTGCCCGATAGGCAGAGAACCTAAAGACCACCGTAAATTTCATTACGCTCCACTTATTCCAGTCGAACTCAAATGGCACTCCGTCCGGCTGGTTGGCGATTGCCTCGTTGATCTTGGCCAGCTGGATTGCGGGCAGGCTTTCACCCACGGCAATGTTCTGGGGCGGGCCGGTTACATCGATGGGCTCCTGGGCGTCGTTGTCATCCTCGCCTTCGCTGCTGCCATTGCCTGGCGATCCCTCGCCGCCGCCGCCCACGCTGCCGCCATCCTCGACCGGCACATCGGGGAAGTCGCCGCCGCTGAACGGATCGCCCCCGGCCTCCAGCCCGCCGCCGCTGCCGTATTCCTCGAGGAAGTCCACCGGGTCAAGGGTGTCATCCTCTGGCACCGTCTCATCGTCGGCGCTGTTCACGTCGCAGGTCACGGCGTCAGCCTTGCCGGTTGGCAGCAGCACGCCGCTGGCGGTTGCGGCTACCACGTCGAGGGCCACCAGGCTGCGGCCGGTGGAATCCACGGGAAAATGCACCAGATCGAAACTCAGCTCGCCGTTTCGCGCCTTACCGATCCGGTCGATTTCGTAGAGGTAATTGTGCTCACCCGCCGCGGCGGATGATGCCGTGCGCTGCAGCCGCACCTGAACGATGTCGCCGCGGCTGAGCTGCTGGTTGGTTTCGCTGGGCCTGGCGCGGATGCGCAGGGTGTGGGTCACGTAGCGGCGGCGGGCCAGGATGTAGGCGCCGACCCTGACGGCGTGTAGCTCGCTGGTTGCGAAGGCGCTCAAATCGTGCTGCTCATAGGGGCCATCAGCGGCCGTCGCCACGTAACGAACCTCCGTGGTGCGGACCAGCCCCAGATCATCTTCTGGCTGTTGCCGCCACACCATCAGCAGGCATACCGGCTTACGGTCCGCCAGCGGCACCCAGCTGATCTCGAAGCTGTCGGGAATCACCCGCGACTCGTCAAACAGCGTCGCCGGAGTGATGGTGCCGGTGTCGATCGCATTGCCCACGGTGGTGGGGAGCAGCGGGCGAAGGCCGATCTTCCCGTTGCGCTTCGACTTGTCGAGCAGCATGTAGCGGGCATGGGCCGCCAGGAAGTCCTCGAGGTGATCAACGCCGCGGGAACCCGGCTGGTCTGCTGGATCAGCCAGAGCACCAGATCAGCGCAGTTGTCAGACGGCCCGTAGACCGAATCGAGCAGCCGCGTCACCTTCATTCCGCCCCGCACGAACAGGTGAACCTGCCGGTCCCAGCGCGTGTCATCGGCCGGGGCCGTGATCTGGAATGAAGCGGTTGTCAGCCCTTCGTAGCTGCCGCCTGTCCCGCAGTAATAGGACGCCTCAGGCTTCGGCAGCCCCACCCGCTCAACAATGAAGTTCCCCGGCGTCCACGTGCCAGCGCGCAGCTCGAAGGCCTGAGAGAACGAACCAACCCGGCACGAACGCTGGAACACGTCGCGCACCTGGATGCCCTCCAGCTCGCCCTCACTGAGCACCAGCCGGTAATAGGCGGTGACTTCGTTGGTGACGCTGTTCTCGAAGCGGCACTCAGCCGCGCCGGGGCTGATCAGCACGCCGCCGGTCCCATCGTCACGCCTGCGCCCGAACACCACGGGCACCGGCTCGCCGATGGTGATGGACCGCTGGGCGCTGTCGAGGTCATCGGCACCAGCAGCAGCGCCCGCCGTGAGGGGCGCACCGATCTGGCCCTGCTGGTACAGCAGCAGCTCGAGGGGGTCGGCTCCAACAATGCTCATAGCTTGCACGGCACGCCCACCAGGCGCGTGGTGAAGGTTCTGGGCGGCACCTGGGCGCCGATGGGGCTGAGGCTGCTGCCGAGCTCCAGCGTGATGGTGGCGAAGCTGCCGCCGGCCCCCACCACCTCGCCCAGATAGCTGGCGATCAGGGTCTGCCCGGCCTGGGGGGCGTCGTTGCCCTCCAGCGTGTCGAACTCGAACACCTTCAACTCAGCCAGCCAGGCATTGCGGAGGGCCTGCTCCACCTCCTGCACCACCGTGGCGGTGGCAGGGAGGGTGATGGCCACGCCGCCCTCGTCGCCGGTCTGACCTTCGGTGTAGCCGTCAGCGTCGAAGGGGAGGAAGCTCCACGTGCCGCCGTCGAGCACCACGCTGGCGTTGGCGTAGTAGTTCTGCCAGCGGTCGTAGGTGGTGCTGCCGCTGTAGAGCCTCAGGAATTGGGATTGGCCGCGTGCCATCAGCGCACCCCCAGGGCGTAGCGTCCGCCCGGCGTGCGCAGCTGCCGCACCGTATCGGCAACGCCCTGACGCACCAGGCGCTCGACTTCCTCGAGGGCCACGGCGCGGGTTCCATCGGCCTGCTGCATCACAGGGCCGGTGGTGAGATTGACGGTCACAGGGCCGCCGGCCGCGGCCGTGCTGCTGCTGCCGGCGCGCGTGGGGATGGCAGCGGCGCCGCGGGCACCGGCCAGGTAGTTGGAGGCGAACGCTGCCGCCTTCCGCTCAGGCACCACGTACTCGCTGCCGGCCTCGCCGATCAGGCCCAGGGTGGGCCCGGTCACGTAGCCGCCCTGGGCGAACGCGGGCACCTTCACCTCGCCGAGCTTGCCGAATGTCGACATTCCCAGGGCGCTGCGGACCCGGTTGATCCCGTCGATCAGGTTGTTGATCAGGCGGATAATGCCGTTGATCACGTTCGCCCCCCACTGGAGCAGGCCGCGCAGGGCTGCCTTACCGGTGTTGACCACGAACGTGAAAGCCTTCGTGATCGGGTCGACGAACAGCCGGCGGAACGTGTCGCCGATCGCCTGGAAAATGCCGGTGATCCACTTGGAGAACCCGCCCCATGCGTCCTGTAGCGACTTGATCAGCAGGCCGCCCACCACCTGCAGGCCCTCCCACAGCTTCACGTAGGGCTCGACGAACACCTGATAGGCCAGCTCCAGCATGGTGGCGAAGGCATTACCCACGGCCTCTGTCAGGGCCTCGAGCACCGGGGCGGCCAGCTCCACCAGGCCATCCCAGATCCCGATCCAGAACGCCCGGATGGGTTCGCCCCACTCCCACAGGGATTCGACCCAGCCGGCAATCAGCTGGCCAATCCCCTGGAAGAACTCAGCGATCTTGTCGCGGAACACGAAAATCGCCACGGCCGCCGCCACCAGGGCCGCCACCAGCAGCACCGGCCAGGAGATCAACGCGCCGGCCGCGGCCAGGAATCCGCCGATTGCTGAGCCAACTGCCGTAAGGGCCGGCACCACGGCGCCCAGGGCACCGGCCACCGCGGGCAATGCGCCGGCCAGGCCGCCGAGCAAGCTCACCACCGACATGATGATCGGGGCCAATGCGGCGAGGCCAATCGCCAGGATTCCCAGTATCCCGATTGCCTGCTGGAGCGGTTCGGGCAGTTTCCCAAACCCATCCACCAATGCCACAACGAACCCGGTTAACGCTGTGATTGCCGGCAGCAGCGCCTCGCCCAGCTTGGCCCCGACGCCCGCCAGCTTGGCCTGCAGCTCTGCCATCTTGTCGTTCGCTGCGTCGGCCCCCTTCGCGAACTTCGTCGTCATCGTCGCGGTTAGGCTCTCGATTGATGCCCGGCCACCATTCAGCAGCGGGATCATGTCGGCGCCAGCCTTGCCGAATAGATCCATCGCCGCAGCAGTCTTGGCCGCGCCATCTGGCATGGCCTTGAACTTGTCGGCAACGCGCAGCATGATCTCGTCAGCGCTCAGCATGTTGCCTCTGGCATCCTTCGCGCTGATGCCAAGCGCGCGCAGGCCATCGGCCGCCGGCCCCTTGCCCTCGGTTGCCAGCTGACCCAGGCCGCGGTTCAGCTTGATCAGGGCCTTCCCTACTGCGTCGATGTTGGTTCCGCCTGCGTTGGCGGCCTGCTGCAGCTTGCTGAGGGTCTCGACACTGGCCCCGGTTTTCTGGGCCAGGTCGTTCATGTTGTCGGCGGCGTTGACGGCTCCCTGCCCCATGGCGATCAGCCCAGCGCCAGACAGCAAAGGGGCAAGGGTGCTGAACGCACCACCCAGGCCACCCATGCCGGCCGCGCTGGTGAGCGCCTTAAGCCCGCCGCTGGCTGCCGCGGCTTTGCTCTGGATCCCACCGATGGCTTTACCCAAGCCAGCCACGGCGCCCTCGCCCTGGACGTTCGCGCGGATGTTCAGCAGTGCGGAGAGGGTGGTGGCCATCAGCTCGCCCTCTGCCGCTCTGCGGCTTCATAGATCAGCTCCAGCGCCCGCCGTTCCATCGTCTGCACTTCCTCGAGGATCTCGCGCATCTGAGCCTCAGCAGGCAGATACAGGCTAGCGAGGCTCAGAACCGCCGAATAGTCCAGGCCGGACACGCCAGCCGGCGCCACGGCTGACGGCTCACCCATCCGACCTGCAGGTTCTCAGGCCACACCGCATAGTCGCGCACCCGCAGCTTCTCCGGTGGGAGCTCCATCCCGAACGCCTTCGCGTCCTGGATCATCTGCGGATCTGGCTGGCCGCCGCCGGTAAACCAATAGTCGACGGCCCCGGTTAGTTTTTTGCCTTCGCCCCGGGGATGCTGGCCTGCCAGGCCTGCAGGATCGCTTCCGCCACGTCGGGCACGTTGAGCAGCTGCGCCTTTGTGGCCTCGCTGTAGGGCACTTCCTCGGCGCCCTTGCCTTCGCTGGTGAGGATGCCGGACCAGCCGACCACCAGCTCCTGGGCGATGCTGCGGGGTGTCAACAGCTCGCCCTCAAAGTCGCCGGCCTCGACCCGGTTCTGCTGTGCGGCCAGCTGGCGGCCCAGTTCTTCGCGGCGCTCCTGCGACACGCGCAGAAACTCCACGTCGAAGGCATAGGACCGGAACCGGCCGCCGTCTTGGGGAACCTTGACCGTTACCGGCCAGGAGTAGGAATCAGAGAGGTCTAGAACGAACGCCATCAGGTGAAGGTGAAGGAATGGTCGTCATAGCCGTCACCAGCCGTGGGGATCGGCATGAACGGCAGTTTCAGCAGCTCCACGCCATCGCCGTCGTCGTACTCAGGATCCCCCAGGCTGTTGCTGCTGGCGCTGAACGCCACGATGTTGCCGGCGGTGGCACCGTGAGTCCAGCTGATGGCGCCCAGGGTCTGAGCAGTCGCGGCGCTGAAATAATTCTTCTGCGCAATTGTAGGCGACTCGATTACGACTTCGCCCTCGGGTTTCCTCTCGGTATCAATCCTGATTTGCTTCGTGCAGCCCGCCCGCTGGTGCAGCTTGGGAGACCGGCCAGCCTTGAGGCTGAACGACTCCATGCACGCGCTGTAGCTGAACACCGACACCGGGGTGGTGTTGTCGGCGTTCACCACCAGGGGATCAGCCTGATCGGCAAAAGTGAGCGAAGGGTTGGCCGTGTCCGTGGGCGCGGTGTAGAACCCCATGCCGTCGAACTTGCCCACCGGGATCTCGCCCGTTTTCAGCTCGATTGACAGCTCCCCGCGGACACCTGAGAGGATGTGCCGCTTGCCGCCGTGGTGGACGTTGAGTGTCAGGCCCTCGAACCCGGTCCCGATCGGCTCGTAGGTGACAGAGGTCGACGCCACGATGGTCTCGCCGTAACCCGCGGCTCGGAAGAAAAGCCCGGTCTTGGGCGCAGTCCCAGCCGCACCGCTGCCAGTCAGCTCGAAGCTGAACGACACCGCCGCCAGCTTCTGGCTCACCGTCCGCGGCCGGTTGCCGGCGTAGGGGTAGAGCAGATCCCTGTCGATCAGCTCCATCTGCAGCGGTGACAGCTGCAGATCATTTCCGATCCGCACCACGTCGGAAGCCGTCAAGGTCTCCGGGGTGCCGTAGGTGCTTTCAGCCT